ACAGATGTGCTCGTGGCCCCACTTGACCGTCGATACGTCCTCAATGATCCAGGACGTGGTCCCACTGTCGATGTCGTCGATCAGGTCCTCATACAGCTCATCATCCGGCTTGATCTCATCGATCTCGGTCAGTGGGGCATTGGCCACCAGGAACACACGCTGATCACCTCGGAAGCGGACTTCCCCGAACGCCAGACGCGCCACCGTCAGGTCCTGGCGCACTGCCTTGGTCTCGTCCTGGACGTCACCGCCAACCTTGGCCCGCTGGATCGTGACGTCAATCGGGTTCTGCCAGTGCAGGTAATCGTTGGCCACGTCGTCGTAGACCGTCATGGATACCCCTGACGCATCAGATCGAACCACTGGGCACGCTCATCATCGGTCATGCTGGTAATCTCGCCCTCCAGCATCCCCTCGGTCATCGGCTCCGATCGAGCAGGAGCCACCGACCCGCCTGGGAGAGTGAGTGAGGGCTGACTTCCTCCAGGCAGGGCCGGTGACTCACTTTCCATGTTCACGCGCTCTTCGTCGTAATCCAGATCGTTCTCGATCGCGATCGTCCGACGTGACTTGATCCCCATCTGGTTCAGCAAATGGTTGGTCGTCGCCAATGTCGCCATGTCCCGCGTTGCCACCTCGGGAGCATCAACCTTCAGTTTCACCAACCGCCTCAGCTGCACGAACGACAACCCCGAATCGTCGAAGCGCCCGTGACTCCAAGCAATGAACAGAACTTTCCACGCCAGACTCCGCATCGCCCGCGCGTACATCGCCTGATCGTCAGACCGCGCCTTCACGAACGGGGATTCACTCACCAGCGTGCTGGCCAGGTTGGCGTTCGACGCATCACCGCTGATCATGTACTCCGGCATCTGCCAGCGGTTGCCCAGACTCCGCAACAGGTATCCAGCCACCTCGATGAATATCGGGCTGTTGAGTGACCCCAGTGGGCCGGCATGCCACTTCATGTTCGCCGGGATGTCCCGGATCTGCGGTCGATCAAATCTGGCCCGCCTCACCGTCGATGTGGTGTCATCATTGGCCACCTCGACGTCCCTGCCAATCTGTGCAGCCGCGAAGCTCTCGATCGAACTTTTGGTTGCACCGGGCACATGCTCCCGGATGCCCACAATCGCAGCATGAATCGCAGCACCCTCAGCCGTGTTCCGTCGAAGCTTGCTCTCGCGCTCCATGTCGTTCTGGACCGCCACGAAGTCACCGACCCCGCGCTTGGCGTTAGCACCGACATTGCGTTTGATGTGGACCATCCGCCTCGAGGGAATGTAGTCCCAATCTCGACCAATGCCGTCATGGATCACGTGGTAGCCCAGTGGGTTGGCCACATCGTGGCAACGCATGGACCCATCAACGACCGTGTGGACCCCGAATTCCCAGTGACTCTCCAGGTCACTGACACCCAGGTAATCCTCCAGCTGTCGCTTGTTGGCCGGCTCCGTCACCTGGTCAGGTTCCAGAAAACACACTTTGACCCGCCCGCCCTTCCGAGGATGCAGGGCAATGAACGCCTCCCCATCCTCGCGGCTGCGCTTGTGCATCTCTCGGTCAGAGCTCTCACAGATCGTGGCACTGCCGATCGAGAACGACCCCTGGCCGAAATTGTTGTCGTCGAAAAATTGCTCCAGGACATCGCCGACTCGCAACAACAACCCCTTGATGAACTCGCTGTCGCGCTCAGCTCGATCGACCGTCCGCTCATTGGCCACCGCCGTGACCTCCAGGCCCGTGCCGATGACGTAGTTAGTCAGCGTCTCCAGGGCACCGGTGGCCGTGCTGGTGAATGCGGCCAGACTCCTGGACGTGCCTCGCAGCAGGGCCAGATCACGCTCAGTCTCATAGACCGGGATCCAGCGGCCATCCTCACGGTCCTGGATCCGTGACCAGGGCGAGCCGAGTTGCCCGAGACTCGCATGCTGACGCGGGTCACTATAGGCAAAATCCCACTGCCGAGCAGGAACCGGGTCCCAGTGCTCGGACAGGGGTTGAGCCACCGATTGCAGCTGCTCAACCTCCTGTCGGAGCAGGGCAACCTCAATCCGTTCCGCCAGTTCCTGGCGCGCCTCTCGTAGTTGGTGCAGTGTCTGAGACAGCGTCCCGCCCCTCTGCTTCAATGATGACTTGCCGGCAATAGCCTACAAGCTCGCGCGGATCTGGCAAACTGTCAAGACCACCAGCACCCTGCGCCAATCCACCCAGCACCTCCCTGACCAGCCTCAGAAGATGCGTCTCACCGCCAAACGCATGCAACTCAGTCACCCCCTGGGACTGGTTGCTGAGCACACTCGGCACTTGATCCGCCATCGTCGTCAGGTGCTCGCAACAGCGAACCCGGTCAGGTCTCGGGATACGTTCACTGACCACCGTTACGGCCCTCCATGTCGGCCTTCGTGATCTTCGCTCGGCATTTCTGCACGATCGAATCCGCCAGCTCGACCACCCAGTCCGAGAACGTCTCGATGTCCACAGGCAGCGTCTCGCTCTTTGGCAACTCGGCCGCAACGATTGCCCTGGCCATCCGCATGATGTGAGGATCACCACCGTACTGGTGGATCTCCCGATTGCCCTGACTATCCTCGACCACGAACGCCTGGCCGATCGGATCAGCAAAATCGGTCAGGTGGCAAATCTGGTCAATCCTCTGCTCGCCAGGTACGTGCAACTTCTGTCTCGCCATTGCCCTCACTCCTACAAATCCAGTTCAGTCACCAACTCGCGCGGCTGCTCCGATGCAACGGCACTCTGTGACTCCCAGTGATTCAGCAGCCTCAACGCCATCTCCAATGCGTCGGGTCCGTCATCATGCGCCGCCAAAGGCCATTCCGAAACTTGCTGATGCAGGACACGATTCGACGCGTTCGGCATCAGCCTAACCGTGTGGTTCATCAGATAGGGGCCAAGCCTCGAGATTCGGAGTTCCTTGTTGATCGTGTTGTGAATCAGGACGATCGGCAACGGTGGCATCCCACGCTCCTTGCAACGCGTCTGGTACATCGGAGCCAGCAAATCCTGGAAGGCATTGGCCTCCACGCCGAACATCGGCAACGACTTCGACGCATAGCTCAGGAACATGTCGATGCCACGTTCCACGATCTGCTCGGACGGCATTCGGCCGATAATCGTATCCACCCAGATCAGACCGCGGGCCAACCCAGCACAGACAATTGCCGCTGGGTCTGACTTGTCAGTCTTGCCCTTGGATGGGTCAGTCGCAAATGCCAGGGCATCGAACTTGTCCGGCCAGTCATCAGGATCAGCCCAGATCCCCTCGAAATAGCTGTTCGGCCACTCCGTCCGACCGTGCTTCCCCGGCCGCTGCTGATACTGACTCTGCCACCAATAGATATCGGTCGACAGCCGCTTGAGCTCGAGCCCACCAATGAGCCGGCCCTCATCGTCCCGGATCTCTTTGGGCCACCGCTCAGGCCACAGGGCCTCACCGGTCTCACGTCCCAGGATGTCATCCTCGAGCGCCAAGGCCGGCAAGTCGACCACTTTCACCGGACGACCCTCACCGCTCTCTGAGTCTCGGATCAGCCGGCCGATCAGGTCGTCATTGTGCCACCTCTGAGCGGTCACCACGATCGAACCACCGGGTTCGACACGCGTCATCGCCGTCGACTGCCACCACTCCCACTGGCTCTCGCGCTTCGTCTCCGAAATCGCCTCCTCGGCATTCTTCAGAGGGTCGTCCATGATGAACAAGTCGGCCCCTCGACCCAGGATCGGACCACCGACGCCCGCAGTCATCATCCCGCCACCATCGGTCGTCTCCCAGTCACTGGCCGCGTGCTGCTCCTGAGACAACTGCACCCCGAAACACTGAGGCCCGAACGCCTCCAGCAACCCCTTGGCCCGCTTGCCCCAGGTCCGCGCGAAGTCAGCACCATAGCTGGTCAGGATCACATGTTTGTCCGGGTTGCAGCCGACATACCAAGCCGGCAACCACTTGGAGATCAACTGGCTCTTACCATGCCGCGGTGGTGCCTGGACGATCAGGATGTATTCCCCGGGATGATGCACCACCAGGTCAGTGATGGCCCGATCAATCACCGCTAAGTGACGGGCCATCTCCCAGTGATGCGGATCGACCGTCCGAGCCATTAATGCCGGGCTGAGGTGCGCATTAAGAACGTGCTTGATCCTGTCGACACTATCGGACACAGCTCATTCCTGCTTCTGCTAATCACTCACGATTCGAACGTGATTTGCACGGTCCACGCCAACTGTACCCGTTGCTCACGTCGGCGACTGATGAAGGCGGTATCTTCTACCTGATGCCTGCGTTTCCTCACGGCTAAGCCTTTCCAGTCGCCGACGTTGCGATCCAAGTCCACTCTGAAATCAACATCAACCGTCGCAGCCCGGTGATTGCTGACGTTTAGCCGACAAACGCGACCGATGCCGGATTCAAAAAAATCGACGACACAATGTTCCACCGTCGATCCCGGTCGAATGCTTGGGCGTGTTCCTCTTCAAGCGTCAGCCAAGTTTGCCGGATGTAGAATCCGCTTCCCAGATGATCGCGGGCATTCTGGTAGTCCACGGCTTCCAGCAAACCGAATCGGTCACGATCCCGTTTATGCAGGTACGCAAACCGCCGACGCTGAATATTGCCGCCAATCATTCGTTCGTTTCTGGTCATTTACTCACTTTCTGCATCTCAACCTGACGCTGGTGCTCGATGTAACCCGAATCACTCTTAATCTCTGCGGCCAGCTGCCGGATCAACGTCACCTCATGCTTGTGCAGGACCTCTCCAGTCGTTCGAGTCGTCTGCTCGACCCGGTCGGCATACTTCTCAGGACGATGGCCCTTGAGCAAGAAGATCAGCAGCGTGTCCGAATGGTAGTGCTCGAAGTACGGTTCACCGGTCTCGGGGTGAGTGATCGGGTCGCCCTTGTGGAATTTGAACCGCTTCACACCGTCAATGGCTCTCCTGCGGGCCTCCTCCTCCAGACGGTCAGTGTATGACTCCCACGCCTCTTGCGCCCGACTAGCATAATCCTCATCGTCGTGAAGCCAGACATAGTGCATCCGTCGATCACAGCCGGCCTCTCGGCATGCCTGACTAACATTTCCAGCAACGGCCAGTCTTTCCAGGACCACCCTTTTCAGGGCCGCGAGCGCCTGTCCATTACGATGACCGCGTTTTCGCTTGGCTGCCGCCTTAGGTTTGGATGCCTTTTTCTTTGCCACTGATTCCACGCCCCTGGGTCAGTTGTTGGATAAATCGCCTCATCGTGTGGATATCGTGTTTTTGTGGATAAACCCGAGTTAGCCGCTGTGATTGATTACCCGAAACACTCCGCCCGTCGTGTACTCATCAACGACGCCCCACATCAGCGTGTGCTTCTTGTTTCGCCACTTCGCATCCTGCAAATCACGCCGCATCGCGTCTTCGTTCGGCCACGTCATCAAATACGAATGCGGGCACGTTGTTCGCATCGACTGACCGCACGGTCCGCCCGGCCCGTTGTCGCAATACAGCAGCCACGCGGTCCCCGGCTTCAAGTCCAGCAACGCCCCGGCACCATACGTCTGATCCAAATCGCGGCTAACCATCGGTTGCACGGGAGCCGTGGCCGACGCTTTCTCTGCAGTCATAGTTCTTTCTCCACAGCCCCGTGAACCGGGTCGTTATCTGGCTATCCAATCAGCCAGCCTCGATCGTTTGTTTCGCGTGTTTCGACGATATAGAACGGCAGCAGTCGCCACTCAATCGGTGCGGGGTATCCATGCGAACATCGGACACGCCACCGATGCCAATACAGCCGACGATGATACAATCCCTCGCGGGATGATCGCGTGTTCCATTTATCCAACGAGAATCGAAACTCGCCAGATAACAAACGGATGAACGCGGAGCCGCCGTCCGCGCGTCCTCTGAATTCGGGGCCACAAGGCGGCGGCCCGGTGATGTGGGTCGTTATCCGTCACCGTGCGCAGCTGCCCTGTGCGCTCTGTAGTCGCTCTCATCGTCGTACACGGTATCGCAGCAGACACGCAATCGACACGTCACACTCTCTCACCCCACAACATCGCCTCGATGTCACGCCCGAGGCTCTCCCAGCACAAGACGCTCAGCGGCACTCGCTGCACCTCAACCAATGACACGCGGCCACCGTGCGGATGCGACGCCTCGACGAATTGCGTCTCCGGCTGCCACTCGTATCGCCAGCCCTCGCTGCGAGAATATTCGTATCGGTTGGGCCGTCGATGCTCCCAGTGGTCGACCACGTCGTCAAACGTGATGTTGAAATCGCGCCCATCATTGTGCTCGCCACGCGGATCGCACACCGTCAGCCTACGCTGGTCAGTGACAACGCCGCGCACCAGCATGATCAGATCATTGCCGATGTCGACCAAGTCATCAGGCTCATAACTAACCGATGCTGCGGTCTCATACTGATCACTCATGATTTTCTCACTTTCTGTTCGCCGCAGATCGCGACGTTATCTGGCAACCACCGACTCAAACCGACCCAGGTCTTCATCAGTGATTAACGCCCTGCCGCCACAACTAGCCGGCTGATGCAATCCACTAGCGTCTCGCTGTCGTTGGGACCGTCTCCGTCCATGCAACAATCACCGTTTTCATCGTGCAGAATCACGTACGGTCTGGCATTGCTGCCGTTCAGTTCGATCTTGATCGACCATTCATCGGGCAGCCGCCGAATGGCTTGGTCCATCACCTCACCCGGAACGCTCCACCGCTTCCACTCGCTCATAGATTCCTCAGCCTTTCGATTTCGTCAGACGCCTCGATCAATCGGTGCGTCAGGTCGTGATTGCGTTTCGCCAGCCGCTGAC